AAGTTAATGAATGATGTAAAAAAGATGGCAGCTGAAAAAGCAAAGGAGTTTACTAATATTGCAGCAGGTAAAAAGATTTAATCATGGACAGAATAAAAAGACTAAAAGAAAAAGAAACAAGACTTGTAACCAAAGGTAACAAGGCTGTTGATGAAGGTAGAGATATAAAAGCAGATAGAATATTAGGTAGAGCTGCTAAAGTAGAAAACCGTATTATTAAACTATCTGAGAGAAAAAAAGGTGGAGTCATTAAATCTAAAAAGAAAAAGTAATGGCAAAGACTGCAGCATTTTATTCAGTGTATTGTTTTACAAATAATATTAATAATAAAAAATATATTGGTATTACTTCTGATGTAAAAAGAAGATTTAAACAACATAAAAGAATGAGAAGCAGAGCTGTTGTTTTTTGTTTGGCTATTAAAAAATATGGATTTGAAAATTTTAAATTTGAGATATTAAAAGAAAATTTAACTTTAAAAGATGCAAAACTATTTGAAGTACAGTTTATTCAAGAATTAAACTCTATGGTTCCAAATGGATATAACAGAACAAAAGGTGGTGACTCTTCTGTAAAACATACATTAGAAAGTATTGAAAAAATAAAAGAAAAAAATAGGCTTTATAGATTAAATAATCCAGACCCAAGAAAAGGAAAAAAACATTCAGAAGAAACTAAAAAATTACTAAGTAAGTTAGCATTTGAAAGAACAGATAGACTAAAAGGTGATAAACACTGGAATTATGGAAATAAAACTAGTGAATCAACAAAACAAAAAATGAGTATTAGCCAAACATTAGGTAATAATGGTTTTGCAAAAAAAGTTATAGATTTAAATACTAATATTGTTTATTCTTGTATAAGTGAAGCAAAACAAGTATATAATATTAGTCATTCATTTATAAGCATGGTTTGTTCTGAAAAAAGAAAAAGTGATAAATATAATTTTAAATACTTAAAAGATTATGAGCAAGAAAAGTGTCTCACTGTCAATATCTAGAGGTGAAAAATCTAAAAGTGGTGGGCTTACACAAAAAGGTGTAGATAAGTATAATAGAACTACAGGTGGAAATATGAAGACAGCTGTAACTACAAAACCTTCTAAGCTTAAAGCAGGAAGTAAAGATGCTAAGAGAAGAAAAAGTTTTTGTGCTAGAATGTCTGGTATGCCGGGCCCTGCTAAAAAACCAAATGGAGAGCCTACAAGAAAGACTCTTGCATTAAGAAAATGGAACTGTTAAAATATATATATTATGAAAACTAAATGCATGAGTTGTGGAGGAGCAGCAAAGAAGATGAAAAAAGGTGGTATTACACAAGACATAGTTGGTATGCCTGGATATAATGCAAGAACAGATACCATGAAAAAAGGTGGTGCTGTAAAACCTAAGATAAAAATGATGTCTGGTGGATCATTAAAAGCAGTTCCTGCAGATAAAGTAGGACTAGCAAAACTACCTACTGCTGTAAGAAACAAAATGGGCTACATGAAAAAAGGTGGTGTTAAGAAAAAATAGTAATGACAACTAAAAAGAAGTCAGACAAAAACTGGATACAGGATGTAACAGCTTCTATTAAACGTAGAGGTACTGCTGGTAAATGCACTCCTATAACTAAACCAGGTTGTACAGGTAAAGCTAAAGCACTTGCTAAAACTTTTAAGAAAATTGCTAAAAATAGATAACATGAAAAAGACTAATAAAGAAAACCCACTTACATTTTTTAGAAAAGCTAATGAAGCTAGACAAAAGATTGTTAAAACTTCTTTAAAGAAAGCTCAAGATGGTTTGCCTGTAAAATCAGGTCCTCTTAGTGAAGAGGATACTAAAAGACTTGATCTTTATTATAAAAATAATATGGAAAAAGCAAATAAGATAGGCAAAGGTTCAACACCGTCACTTGAAGGATATTCTGCTATACCAATGAATCAGAGAAATGATGTTGAAAATATGATAAGAACTGATGAATCTAAATCATTTAATACACAAAAAGTAAATGTTAAAAAAGGCGGATTTGTAAATAGAAAAAAGAAATAAGACATGCTCAATAGCACTATTACCATAAAGATAAAACAGCGTATCAATAAGCTTGACAGTCAAGATTATGACAACATAACCTGCTGGCAAGTAGTTGAGTCTTTTAATAAAGCTCAGGTTGAATGGTCTAGAAGACAACTTCATGGTATTAATATGACTAAAGAAGGTGATGAAGGTTCAACAAGAAGAAAAGATGACTTGCAGATATTGCTTGAAACGTTTGATTTAAACATTGCAAATAAACAATATTATTATGCAGGAAAACTTCCTGAAGAATATTTACAGTGGAAACGTGTAGATATTTTTTCAAAAAAAGGATGTTGTGATAAAAGATCAATGATGGTATATCTTGCTGAAGAAGGAAATCTTAGAGAATTACTTAGAGATAAAGGAAAACAACCTAGTTTTGAATGGGCTGAAACTTTTGCTACTTTAAAAGGGGGTGATGTTAATTTATATACTAATGGAGATTTTGATATAGAGTCTGCACAATTAGTATATTATAGACAACCTATTAAAATACAAATTACCGGATGCTCAGATCCTTATACAGGAATCACTTCTACTACAGATGTACAATGTGAATTTAAAGATGATATTATAGAACTAATAATTGATGAAGCAGTAAGTATTTTAGCAGGGGATATAGAATCCGGTAATCAATTCTCTAGAGGTACAGAAGGTGCTGAAAGAAATAATTAATTAAAAATATTTGGATATTAAAAAACTTTTTACTATATTATAGTATATTTATTTATTAACTAAAAACAAAAAACAATGTCTTATTTTAATCATGCCTATAGAAAGGTCCTTTTGGGAACAGGAGGAGTTTCTGCGTTAAATGGTGTTCAGTTAGGTACTCCAACTGCACCAGGAGCTTTTACTTATAATGAGTTGGCCCCAGCTGCAATTACATTTATTAACCCAGATACTTTTGAAGTTTCACCAGATGCTGAAACTGATCCATGTTGTGCAGTTATTGTTGCATCAGGTTCAATTTATCCAAAGGATAAAGTTGGTAAATTTCATGGAGGATATCAAGAGTCTAACAAAACTAAAACTATCAAACCTCAGTATGTGAGTAAGTATTGGTATGTTGAAGCTAATGATCCTTCTAAATATGTAACTAATGTTGGATACACTCCTTGGAATGTTGCTAATCCACCTTCAAGTTCTAATCCAGGAGAAACTGGTGGTACTTGTTGTAAAGAATTTTTATGTGGTGAAACTTACTATTTACGTTTAGATGTTAAAGGTTCTCCAGCATTAAGATTATTAGATCATAATGCTTACTTAACTCTTGAAGCATATACTGGATGTTGTCCAGATTCTCCAGATGATCCTGCTATTGCACCGGTACCTGTAGATCCTAGAATAGTATATTTTGCTTGGGCAAATCAAATTTTAGAATCTCCAATCATCAATCCTTTTGTATATCCAATAGTAACATTCTATGATGACGCTACAGGAAATTGGATTTATTACTATCCAAATACAGTTGATGTAACTACATTACCAGCACCAGGTGCTGGAGTAACATATCAAAACTATTCTGATTGGTCTCCTGAAACATATACAACTGATATGTGTGCTGGATTTACTTTAACTGGTGCTTATGAAGATACTAAGTTTGGTGACTGTACATTCCAAGTTTCTGACTATTATGGTTTAGAGCCAGTAAGAGTATATGCTTCTGAAGTAGACTATACAGGTTCTCCATGTGAGTTCCAAACACTTTGTGTAGGTGTAGAATGTTATGGTTTACAAGCTAATGGAGTTGGAGAAACTGTAGCAAGGGATTTCATCTTGTCAGAATCTTACAGACAAAACTTCTTTGCAACTGACTTCAGGATCCGTGAGATTACTCAAGGTGATGCAATTGTAGGATGTAATGGATATATTAATAGAAATTCACTTTATGATAGAATCTATATACTACATAATGTACCACGTTTCTATAATCCATCTGGTACATTTGATAATGATCAATACTTAGTAGAGATTATTGTTGACCAAGGTGATATTAATAGTCCAACTGGTGTTTGGGATGCTATAAATGATTGGTTAGATGCTTGTACTACATGTACTGCAAAACCAACTGTTACTGGTAGCAATTGTGAACTTCCACTTGTACCTTTCCCAGGTGATGAAGTTCCAGGTTAATTAAAGTTTTATAAACTCATAAAAGGAGAGTGAGAGTATAACCTCTTCCTCTCCTTTTTTTATATATAGTTATATGGCAAATCATGTCTTAAGTTTAGAAATTCCTACAGTATCAAATCCTTGTGTACTTAAGATATTTGATACAAGTGTATATTCACCATTAGTAGGATTACATAATCCACGATTAGAAATAGTTATTCCAGGATTTACATATACTGCAGAATTATCTTTTATACCTAATTCTACTCCTACACTTACAGCATGTGATTTAGGATTACAAACAGAAAATTGTGGTACCTCTTATGTTAATTTGCCAGATGGTATTTATGGTATTAAATATATTGTAGATCCAGAGTGTCAAGTATTTGTAAGTTATAATCATCTAAGAATAACTTGTGCTCTAAATAGATACGAAAAAATACTTTGTACTTTAAGTATCTCAGATTGTGATCCTCCAGCACAAATTAAACAAAAGCTGAGAGATCTTCATTTAATTAAAATGTATTTAGATGCAGCAAAAGCAAAAGTAGAAACATGTCATGAAAATCAACAAGGTATGACATTATTTAATTATGCTGTTAAACTTTTAAATAAATTTGAATGTAAAAATTGTTAAACCACAAAACCAACTAAAATGAGTACATGTCCAAACTGTAAAAAAAAATTATCATGTGGATGTCAAAAAAGAAAAGCAAGCAATGGTAGAGAAGTATGCAGTAATTGTTTAACTAGTTATGAAGCAACAGTAAATAATAAATCAGCAACAACAGTAAATGTTCCTGAGTTAACTAGTTTAAGAAAAGAAAAATATAGAAATTTAAATAAATTTATAAAGTAAATGTCAATTCCAGGAACAGGATTTACAAGCCCTTATGTTGAAATAGTTAACTGTTGTAATACATCAGATAGAGGACTTTTTAATATAGAAGGATTAGATTACATAACATTTGTAGATGGTGTGTATGAATATACAGGTGCTGGTTTCACTCTTGCAGGAATGACATTTGTAGCAGGTAATTGTTATACTATAGTTTATCCTGGAAATGATAATGTTTCATATCCTATAATATCTGCTATTAACTATGCAGACTTTAGTTTATTTTCAAATGATCTTGAAGACGGCTGTTTAGAATGTGTAAACTGTGATGCTTTATCATTAACTAAATTAGTTTTTACAAGCTGTTGTGATAGTGTACCACAAGTAGAAACTTTAGGACAATTACCAATTGGACTTACACAATTAATAATTAGGTATACAGGATCTTTAGTAAATGGTTTTCAAAATTTGTGTTATGTTGTAACACAAGAAAATAGTACACCTGAAGAACAAGCAATTTTACCTCCACAACCTCTTACATCTTCATATGTGATACTATCAAATGATCTTGAAGATGCGTGTGATGATTATAAAGTTCCTGAATGTCCTGAATGTCCAGATCCACAGTGTTATACTTTAGTTAATTGTGATGGTGGTTTTATTAATACTTGGCAAAATTTATCAACTTATGTCGGTCAATATGTAACATTAGTAGGTTACACAGGAACATTCTTTGTATATGAAAATGATGGTGAATGTAAAAATGCAGTTATATCTGTTGAAATTGATGACAGAGCTGATCCTTGTCCTTGTTTATGTTATGAAGTTGAAGGAACTTTAAGTAAATTATTATATGTAAATTGTGATAATGAAGTAATTAAGGATCCTACTATAACTAAATTCTGTTCAACTATTTACCCAATTTATCAAGGTAAACCTGGTGAATTTCAAATAATTGAAGGAGAACTTTGTGAAGATGGTATGTGTCCTACAGTATGTTATACACTTACTAATTGTTCTACTGATGAAGTTATATATTCTACATCACAATTACTTTATCAATATTTTAATACAGGCTCTGTAGTTACATTACTAGGATATGAAGGATGTTGGGAAATAGGAGAAAGTGAAGCAACTAATTGTGATTGTATTACTGTAACTATAGAAGATAGATTAGGAGTAAATGAATATACTGCACTTAATATTGGAACTTATAATGGATGGGACACTTGGAAATTTACAATTGGTACTGATGATTTCTTTATTTGGAATAGTGGTATAAATCCAGTTAATAATTGGACAATTACAATTGATGACTGTTGTGCTGCTCCTGGTGCTACTTATGCTGAAAGTAAATTTAGTGGAGATTGTCCAGAAACAATAAGTGATGGTACTTTAACAGGTTGGGTTATTAATCAAACCTTGCGTGATCCTTGGATAAATATTCAGACAGAAAAATGTGCAGGTCCATGTGAATGTCCAGTAGATGTTACTGTTATTCAAGAATTTGAAGATTGCCCTAGTTGTGTACCATATGTAGCTTATAAACTTCAAAATTGTGAGAAGATATATGAAGTACAATATACTACTCAAGATTTATCAGCATATCTTGGACTTGTAATTAGAGATGATTGTGGATGTTGGACAATTACGGAAATAGATTATGTACCACCCTCAACTACACTTATTACAGTAGATGCATCATTTAAAACATGTTCTGTTTGTGCATCTGTTGTTTATAAACTTACAGATTGTCTTAATCCATTAAATATTATTTATTCTACTACAGATTTATCAGAACAGATAGGATCAGTTATAAAAATAAAAAATTGTGATTTATGTTTTAGTGTTGCAATTTTAGTAGACTATACTGATTTAGAAAATGTAGAAAATGTTATTGTTGTAGAAGAATATGAAAGTTGTAATGATTGTATTGATTTACCATGTCAATGTAGCACAATTACTAATTATTCTACAGAAACAAAAACATATGCTTATATAGATTGTGAATATAACAGTTTTGAAATAATACTTGAGTCTGGTCAAACTAGTGATAGAATATGTCTTTTACAATGGTCTGTAGTAAATACTCCACCAATTGACTGTGATTGTATTACTCTTAGTATTAATGGTGAAAGCAGTGCACCATTTTATATAACTTCTTACGATATTAATGAGAATCCTGTTTATACATCATTTCTTATGGCGTATAGTACCTATGAAATAAACTTTAATATAGTAACTCAATGTTGGGATTTATATATTGCACCAAGTGAAGTTCCTATAGCTTCACTATGCAATACTCCAGAATGTCCTATTGGAGTTTTTATTAGCGTTTTACTTAATCCTAATACTTATTCATCTACACTTTGTAATGTCCAACCACCTGTTCCATCAGATTTTGTTTGTACTGATCATATTCAATACTTTGGTAATTGTCAACATGGAGTTTGTCCACCACCAGTTTTTAAAAACAATAGAACTGTAAGACCAGGATATAACACACCTATATGCACGCCTGCAAAATATGATGAAATTACATGCAATTTTGCAGATATCATATATAAGATAGTTCTTGAAAAAAGATATGGTATTACTAACTGTTGTCCTGATGGAGATGATAGATGGTTAATACAAAAAGAACTAATAGACTTACAAGCTTTAAAAGATCCAAACTATAATTGTCCAAGTTGTCCATGTTCTTGTAATTCTGGAAATACATATTCTACTTGCAATTGTAAAAAATAATTTGTATATTATAATAAGATAAAAGTATGAAACCTTTAAATTTAGATAATAGACCGTGTTCTCCTGTATCATCTAATTGTGTGATATGGCAAGGTCCTACATTAAATTGTATTAACTTATGTACAGGTGATACTATATCTGATGTAATGGCCAAAATGGCTGAAGAATTATGTACTCTTTTAGATCAAACTAATGTAGATAATTATGATCTTACATGTCTTGGTGTAACAAGTTGTGGACCAAAAGATTTTCAAGCTCTTATTCAATTGCTTATTGATAAAATTTGTGAGTTAAATAATATAAATCCTGATGGTACAAAAGATGAGCCAGCTTGTCCAGATTGTGTAGTTTCTGTTGCTCCTTGTTTTATTGTAGGTACACAAACTACTATGCAACTAGTAGACTATGTTCAAGCAATAGCAAATAAAATATGTGCTCTTATCACCGAAATTGCAAGTATAAATAATACAATAGAACAGATTGAAATTTCTATTATTGACCTTCAAGATCAAATAGATAATTTACCTACATTTATATTACCTTCAATATCAGTTATTTGTGATTTAAGTGCTACAATTACTCGTCCAGGACCCTATCAAATTGATGCTGTTCTTAATGCTTTAATTAATGATAATACATATGGTTATTGTGCTTTAATAGATGCTACAGGTTTACCGGCTGAGTTATTTACTGCAGTTACATCTCAATGTATTGTAAATGGCGATACTACATTAAGTAATCCAGCTGTAACTTATGCATCTCTTACAGGATGGGTATCTTCTTTGACAGTAGATACTGT